GTTTGGCTACGCAAGTTAGCGTTGATGCTTTGCCAACAGCAATCGAAAACGCAGACGCTTTACTTAACCGTGATATGGCTACAGGTACAGACAGTGGTAGTCCGACAGTCAGAACGGTTCGTCAGGCATTGAGGGCATTGCGCAATAAGTGGACAAACTCTGCTGGAACTTATACCGTCTATAAGGAAAATGATACGACAGCAAGCTGGACATCCACAATAACAACTGACGCGGCTGGACTACCAATAACCGGAAGTGATCCAGCAGATTAAAGGATAAGTATGCGTTCCATGCAAGCATTCTGGATGGGTGGTGCTGGTGCTGCACCTCCATCTATACCAAGCGGACGAAGGTCTATGCTTGCGTTCTGGATGGGCGGGGCATCGGGATCGGTAGATCAGGGAGCAGGTGGTATCGGAAGTAACGGTGGCATGACCGGGTGGGATGGGAAAATATATCCATTCGACGAACTTAAAAAGCCGTTAGGACATGAACGGATTTATTTTAACGATGCACAAGCCAGACCGATACAACAAGCTCAAGAAGTCATTGAGCGAGTCAAGGAAGCAAGACCAGAACAAGCGCAACAACTATATAGCGATGCAGAAAATGTAGTTTGGCAATTACGAATAGAGATTGAACGTCTTGAATTGATGGCAATTGATTTACAGGCGCTTGGCAGAAGAGCAGAGATAATCCGCGTTGAAATGGCAATTGAACAAATGAAGGCGCAGATTGAAGAGATTGATATGGTGTTCGTTATTTTTGCCATATCTTCACAATTACACTAGGAGAATACGATGGCTGACACAATGGGACTGATGAAAACGCGAAAAGAGTGGACTGACGCTGTGGCGGCAGGGGAAACTGATTTGCCTCACTCTGAGTGGTACAACCAGAAATACGGCCCGAAAAGACAAGCTATAGAGCCACAGATGGAAAAACCATCATTGGCAAAATTATCATTGGGGCAAACATAGAACAAAAGTGAGTACTTGCTATTGACAAAATAGAAAGCAAAGTGTAAAAGGAACACGCATTAGCATAAGCTAATACTAATTGTTTAAACTAGGGAGTGTTAAATGCTGGATAAGGAACGGTATCAGCAATGGATTCTGGATGAAAGGACGCAGGATTTTTTTCAATACTTACGTGATTATCGCATGGAAATGATGGAGCGATGGGCGCGAGGAGGATTGATCGGTAATGATAACCTGCTTGCAATTGCAAGAGCGCAAATGGCAGATGAAATCGTGAATCTTGACGATGATTCAATTAGTGAGTTTTATCGAAAACAGAAAAAGGGAGGTAAGCAGGAATGATAGAATGTACTGGAATGACTAAAGTTGTTGTTGATTCAGACCTTACGGAAACCGCAATAGAAGAGGCAATGAAAATTATGGATAAAAAGCATTATGAAAAACCAACTTTACTTATAGTAAATGAGGATAATGCTTATTATGCAGGAAAAATATGTCAAAAATATATTCTTGGATGTATTGCGTTGCCAAAAAATTTGATTAGAAGTGACGCATGGATATTGTGCGGAAATTATTCTGGTGTATGGAGTAATGGCGCATGAGTAATACATCTGGATTGTGGCCAGTTGAGTACAAGATTTTGATTGAACCTGAAGAGGTTGAACAAAAGAGCGCAGGTGGCATTGTGCTAATCGACAAAGTGACAGAGCGAGAGAAGATGGCTCAAGTGCGAGGTAAGTTAATCGCTATTGGTGGAAATGCTTTTGAAGACTGGAACGGCAGAGCGCCTAAAGTTGGAGACAGTGTATATTTTGCAAAATATGCTGGCTACATAATCAAGGGCGAGGATGGCAAAGAATACCGTTTAGCCAACGACAAGGATATTTCAGCAATCGTTACCAAAAAGGAAGAAACAAATGAGTGAAGCAGAAGCAGCAAAAGTCGATGAAGAAGCAAAGCCAGCGCCAGAAGTAGAAAAAGATGACGCTGTAGAAAAACCAGAAGTATCCGATGTCGAGGCCAAAGCCCTGAAAATGGGATGGACTCCAAAGGAAGAATTTAAAGGTGATCCCGCTAAATGGCGACCTGCTGATGAATTCGTAGAGCGTGGCGAAAACATGCTCCCTATCGTGAAAGCGAAGGTAAAACAACAAGAGCGAGTCATTGCTGAATTGCAAAGATCAATGCAAGAGCTTGGAGAGTATCACACCAAGACGGAACAAAGGGCTTATGCAAGTGCATTGGCGACACTGAAGCAACAACGTGCAGATGCAATTGCGTCAGCAGACGGAGTGGCTTTTGATAAGGTTGACACTGAAATCGACCGACTTAATCAAGAAATGGCTAGTAAGAAACCGATTGTAAAGCCGAATATTGATCCTGCTACAGACCCGGTATATGTTGAATGGGAAAGTCGTAATAAATGGGTAAAAGACCCCGAGCTGGAAAAGATGGCTTATAAAATCGGGGAAGCTTTGCATGAGGCTGGCGTAACAGAGACAGGCACAGAGTTTTTGGATATGGTTGGCAAGAAGATGAGGCTTGCCTTTCCTGAAAGGTTTACGAATCCACGCCGAGAAAATGCTCCTGCTGTAGAGAGTGGTGTTCCGGCAGCGAGAAAAGGCGGTAAGAGTTTTGCCGATTTGCCTGCCGAAGCTAGAGCGGCATGTGAGAGGATGGCAAAGAACGCTTACAGCACGGACGAGAAACAAAGGGATAAATTCAAGGCAGAATACACCAAGAACTACTTTAGCGAGGAAGCATAATCATGGCAAATTTAACACGCGAACAGCGAGCAGAACGTGAAGCAACAAGAGAAGCAACAGGCAGAAGTACCCGTGTACCGTTAGGTGTTGCGCGCTCCAAGTTGTCTGTTCCACAACGTCAAGGATATGTCCGGCGCTGGGTGAATGACACTGAAGGTAGATTGCTCCAGGCACAGCAAGGCGGATATGAATATGCAACAGATCAATCGTTGCAAATCGGTACGCCGGATGTGGACAATGAGAACCGAGACCTTGGCGCACGCATTAGCCGCGTAGTGGACAAATCCACAGGCCAAAAGGCATATTTGATGGAAATCAAGGCAGAATTCTACGAGGAAGATCAGGCCGCCAAAAAGAAAGCTGTTAAGGCGAAAGACGACCTAATCAAACATGGTAAATTGGACGATGATGAAAGCCGCTACATTCCTGATAAGGGAAAAGGCATCAGCATCGAAACGCGATAATTCTTTAAGGAGTATGCCTCATGGCTAATACTGATAACGCATTCGGCCTAAAGCCTGTGCAACACCGTAATGGTGCGCCCTACAACGGGGCTTTCCGGCTGTATTCGACAGCCACTGGTGACGGAACCGCTATTTACATTGGCGATCCAGTCATTCTTTCTGGCACTTCTCAGACAATCAGCGGCAAGATTTACAGCGATGTAGATCAAGCGGCTACTGGCGATGTAATTACTGGTGTGGTAGTAGGTGTTATGCCAGTCACACAAGACAGCTTGCGGTATCGCGCTGCTTCTACGCAGCGTTTGCTAATGGTTGCTGATGATCCAAGTCTGTTGTTCGAGATTCAGGAAGTGTCAGGCGGAACCGCTTTGACAGCAAACGACGCTGGATTGAATGCCAACTTTGTAGTAGGCACTGGATCGACGGTAACAGGTTTGTCTGGTGTAGAACTTAACAACGCTACTGAAGCTGCAACCAACACGCTTGATGTCCATATCGTCGGCCCGGTTCAACGTGAAGACAACGCAATTGGCGAACATTGCAAGTGGCTGGTGACAATCAACCGTCATCAATTTGCTAACCAAGTTGCTGGCATCTAAGGAGAAATAACATGACAATTAACACTGGCAATCACCCAAAAGCCCTCTGGCCTGGAGTTTTCTCTATGTTCGGGATGTCTTATAACAACCGTGATGAATGGCGCGATCTGGTAACAGTTCAAACCTCAGACAAACACCGTGAAGAAATGGTGCAAAACAATGGATTCGGCCTCGCTGCTGTGAAAGAGCAGGGCGGATCAATTGGTTACGACACCACTAGCCAAGGCGGTACAGCTACGGCTCTGCATGTTGTTTATGGTCTTGGTTATATCGTTACCCGTGAAGCAATCGAAGATAACCTGTATGAGAAGGTTGCAATGGGTCGCGCAAAAGCACTGAAGCGCTCGATGGTGGAAACTAAAAACACCGTCGTTGCAAACTGGTTTAATCGTGGCTTTGACACAAACTATCCGGTTGGCCCTGATGCTGTTGCAATGTTCTCTGCATCGCATCCGTCTTCGTCTGGCAATCAATCTAACTTGCTTGGCACACCGGCAGATTTGTCGGAACTTTCGCTGGAAGATTTGGTTATTCAGGCTAACGGTGCGACTGATGATCGTGGCAACAAGATCGCCTTGCAGGTTATGAGCCTTCACATTCCGCGTCAATTGGAGTTTGAAGCAGCGCGTATCCTGAAGTCGATCAATCAGAACGATACGGCCAACAACGCAATCAATGCACTTCGTGCAATGGGCACATTCCCAGAAGGTTTCAAGGTCAATCACTTTTTCACCGACCCTGATGCTTTCTTTATCAAGACAGACGTATCTGACGGTTTGACACTGTTCCAGCGTCGCGCCCTTGAGTTCACCAAGGACAACGACTTCGGCACGGAAAATGCGTTAGCAAAAGCTACGGAAAGGTACAGTCTCCAAATTGGAGATTTTAGAGAATGGTATGCTTCGAGTGGGGCGTAGCTAACTAATTGATTTATATAGATATTTTGTGTAAATCTGAAAAGTGAAATAGTTACCTCCGATAATGAATCTAGGTTATAATACGCAACACCTAGAAACATATCGGAGGGAATTATGAAGAAGAAGTGCGAGGAATGCGGCAAAGAGTTTGAAGTTGACGAAACAAAACGTAACTGGATGCACAAGAAGCTATGTTCTGCTGAATGTCAGCGGTTGCACAGTAACAAGAAGTCGAGATTGAAGTACACGCCGATACAGTGGCCGCAGAAGAAAATCTGCTTACATTGTGGCAACGAATTTTTGATACACGAAGGCGGTAATATGGCGCAGAAGTATTGCGACATGGAATGCCAGCTTGAAGCAAAGCAGAAAAGGCGCTTAGATGAACTTGAAGCGCGCAAGGTTGCAAAGGTATGCGAGTGTTGCGGAATAGCGTTTGTAGCCGGAAAGTTTACAGCCCATAAGCAACGGTTTTGCTCTCTTGAATGCAGGATTAAATCGAAAAACAAGGCGCGCTATAAATCCGGAACTGATAGAGCTAAAATCAGGAATACTTACAAGTACGATTTTAAGCAACTGCGCCCGCAAGTGATCGATCGTGATGGCAATAAATGCACGATATGCGGTAGCACTGAACAGTTACACGCACACCATTGGGACAACAGCGGTGGGACTGAAGAAGTGAATAATGATATGGATAATTTGGTAACTTTGTGCGTTGGTTGCCACAATGCCATACATAAAATAACCCTAGTCCAGATCGCCGGAGAATGGAAACTTGACGGAAAGATATTCGAGTTGCTTGGACTGACGGGCGAATTGAATATCAAGCAATAAAACAATCCCCCCGTATAGCAATATGCGTGGGTTTGTGGTAGCATTATCTCAGGTAGATGGAGAGGATGCTATGAAAAAAGTATGTGTCGAATGTGGCAAAGAATACGATGTTGATGCAACAGATCGCAAGCAAATACGCAGCATTGTATGTTCTGAAATGTGCCAAAAATTGCATGGTTATAAGCGAGAGTTTTTAAGAAATAACAAAAACTATATTGCAGATGTAGAAAACTCTGGCATGAAATTTGAATTTGTCCAAAAAATAGACGGGAGTGTTTTTACGAAAGTATCTGGCAATCTTGAGTCATACCTAAGATTGTATGATGATGTGATCCATGTAAAATAGAGATCAGGCTATCATCATGTTTTAAAGGCATCAGCTTCAATAGGCAGTAGTACAAGGAAGATTCACAGGTGCAGGCTAACAGTCCTGCGGCTTAAGGGGTTCACCCTTCCTATTGTCTTATTGGAGATTATTATGGCAGTATCAAATTATCCTAATGGATTCGCTGGTGGCGTAACATTGCGCGGCGTTCCTATCGTACAAACACATCCTGGCAAAGCATTTTGGGTATACAACGGCACTACCGGACTTATGCCCGGTCAACGTGGCGGCTCAAACGGCAACAAGGGTGACTTCAATAGCCCATTTTCTACGCTCGAATATGCTTTCTCGCAGTGTGTAGCTGATCGAGGCGATATTATCTTTATCAAGCCCGGACACGCTGAAAGCATCGCATCTGCTACAGCGTTGAATTTTGATCTGGCTGGCGTTGCTGTTGTTGGATTGGGTGTTGGGTCTAATCGTCCTACATTTACGTTTACCACTGCTAATACCGCAACGATCCCTGTAACAGCCGGAAATATGAGCATCCAGAACTGCCTTTTTGTTGGCAATTTCCTGTCGATTGCTTCTGCGTTCACGTTGGCCGCTGCACCTAATTTTGCTATCGAAAATTGCGAATTCCGCGATACATCTGCAATTTTGGGCTTCCTGTCAATCGTAACGACTACAGTATCTGTTAATGCTGATGGTCTATATGTTGTCGGAAATAAGCGCAGCTCAGACGCAACTACAACACCGGGGCCGTTGGTAACGATTGCAGGAACTATCAACCGTGTGACGATTAGTGAAAACAAATTGTTCCATTCTGTTGCTTCGACCACAGCAGTAGTTCTTACTCACGGAGCGTTGGTGGTTGATGAACTTGTGATGGAAAAGAACAAGGTTTATTGCGTCAACACTGCTAATACTGCTGACGGTATTCTTGTTACTACTTCGGCTACTACTGGTTCTGGAGTTATCTCTGATAACTACATCCGAAGCCAAGACCCTTCAGCCGCAATTATGGTTACTGCCACTGCCGTTCAATACGGCATGTTCAATAACCTGCATACCGGCGAAACCACTCTGGCTTCTGGTGCTGTATTGCCAGCAATAGCTAACGACGCAGCTTAACCTTGAAGGGGGCGAAAGTCCCCTAATTAAATAATTGAAAGGAAACATTATGTACACAAATGAATGGTTTTTAGAGCAAGCTCGTTTGGGCAATCTGTATCATGCGTGCTCTGCTGGCGCGGTGACTCTGTCAACTGTAAGCACTACCTGCACTGGCTTGGCTCTATCTAATCCTTATGGTTCCGGGAAAAATCTGATTGTCAAAACCGTCAGTTTCCAGCCTTCTACGGCTCCTGCTGGTGCTGCGGTTGTTGGTTTGGCTATTAGTCCTGCTGTTATTCAGACTGCCGTAACTCACACAACTCCGGCAGTTATTCACAACGCTTTGATGCTTGGTAGTAATGCTAAAGTTGGCAAAGGTCTTGTTGACGTTGCCGCTACGTTGCCAAATACTCCGGTATGGCTACGTCCTATTGGCGGTGTTGTTGCTGCAAGCTCTATCACTCCTGGAAAGTATACAGAAGAAGTTAGTGGCGAGATAATTCTGCCACCGGGTACTCACTTATCTCTGTCATATCTGACTACCGCAGCAATTGGTATCGCTTCGGTAACTTGGGCTGAAGTTGATGAGTAACAAATGCGCCCCCGAGGTATGGGGGCGCTTTTATTGGGGGCATCATGACTCATACAGTAACCGTAACAAAACTGATGGATGGCTCTAAAAATGCGGCTTTCCATATTTTTATAACAAGTGATGGCGCATCGGCAGATTTGACAGATTACGTCGTTATTGACCCCGCATTATCTTTTGACCCTGCTTTCAAGAATGTTCCGTCTATGACAGTAGAGGAAATCTACTACGATCTGGCCGGATTCGATGCCTTTCTTGATTTTGATTATCTGCTTTCCGATACCCCTTTATGGGCAATGTCTGGTAATCAATATGCAGAGGCAGAGTTTAAATGCGTCGGCGGACTGAAGGATCGTAGCAATAAACTTGATGGAACTGGAAAGCTCCAGATTACTACCAGCGGATTAGCTGCCGGTAAATTTGGCTCGATTATCATCAAGGTTCGCAAGGACTAATCATGGCTGGCGACGAGTTCATTCTTGGCGATTCTAATGCAATTTGCGATGTTTGCGGGTTCAAGTTCAAACACTCGCAGCTTCGCAAGCGTTGGGATGGTGCTATGGTCTGTCGTGCTGATTGGGAGCCACGTCATCCGCAAGATTCGATAAAAATACGTCCAGAACGAAATAATGTCAATGATGCGCGAATCCAACCAGAACCGCATTATGTCGCAGTCGGAGAGAATACGGCTGATAATTTGTAAGGATAAACATGACCACAAGCGGATCGGTTAATTGGGCTATAAACCGCGATGAGATAATCACTGCTGCCGCACAGGAACTTCAGGAATTGGCAGACGGTGAAACTCTATCACCAGAGCGCACGACAGCCTACGCACTAAGACTGAATTCATGGGTTAAATCACTTATGGCTTCGGGTGCTAAATTGTGGGCGATGAAGCAAGCGACACTATTTCTCGAAGTTGGGAATGCCGAGTATTCTCTTGGTGCAACTGGAGACCACTGCACTAATTCATATATTCAAACCACCCTGTCAACTGATGAGGCGCTTGGTTCAACGTCGTTAAGTCTTACATCGACTACAGGGATGGCTGCAAGCGACAATATAGGGATTGTATTGGATGATGGGTCTATCCACTGGACGACCATCTCCGGTGCTCCTGGAGCCCCTACAACCATCGCTGTAGGGCTTGCGAGTGCCGCAACTTCTGGTAACGTGGTTTTTACTTACACATCAAAAATAAACCGCCCACAGAGAATAGACGAAGAGTCTGCGTATTGGCATTCATCTGCCGGGGCTGATACTCCTATTAAACTTATATCTCGTTCTGAATATGCCAGACTTCCCAACAAGACTTCTGAAGGTAAAATAGTTCAGGCGTTTTATGACAAGCAACTGACAAACGGAGCTCTGTATGTCTGGCCAACCCCTGACAGCTCGACAGATGTTCTTAAATTCTGGTACGAACGTATCCTTGAGGACTTCGATGTTCTGACCGATACCCCAGACTTTGCTATCGAATGGTCTGAAGCATTGATCCTAGGACTTGCCGCAAGAATGAGCAGATCATCAATACTGCCTATTTCAGAACAGGACAGATTGAAGCTTGATGCAGAAAACGCCTTGAAAATAGCAATGGATTATGACGTAGAGAATGTATCGGTATTCTTTCAACCGGATATACGCTGATGCCTACATTGGCTGAACTTCAATACGATCCACGCGCAGAGATGCAGCATCAGCCTTTCACGCCTCCAAATTTGCCTGGACGTGAAGCTCTTATGGAATGGGGAAGAGGCGTTAAAGAGCGCACCTTACATCCTCTTGAAGCTCTTGCTGGCGCGGCGCAGAGAACTATGGACGACCCAACTGCCGCAGCCTTGGACTGGTCAAGCCCTATGGCTGGATCGTTGTCAGGATTGGCTGGAATATTCGCCGGGAAGAGTGCTAAGACTGCCGACCTTGCAAAGCTGTTGCGCGCCGAAGAATTGGCAAAAGCTGGTGTGCCTGATGCGCAGATATGGAAAGAAACCGGCTGGACATTTGGCTTCCCTGACAAGATGCCGAGGTTTGAGATACCGGATGTAGATGCAACTATGAAAGCATCACAGACTGGCGATATTGGCAGGCATGAATATGGAAGTGTTATAACGCATCCAGAATTGACGCAAGCATACCCGACAATGCAAGATATTCAATTTAGTCATGAAAGAAGTGCGTATTTTAATCCAAACGAAAATAGGATTGCTATTGATAAGGCAGTTACAGGAAAGCTAGGTGACCAGCAAATAGCTCGCGCTCAAGAACGCATATATAAAGTAGCAGCAAAAATGCAAGAAAAAGGCACTCTAACGGATTCTGCTGAAAAACGCTTGTCTGCAATGCTTGATGCTATAGGAAATAATCCGAGACTGCTAAATTCTGCCGACACAAAGGTGTTTGACAAATCCACAACACTCCACGAACTCCAGCACGCCATCCAGCAGCGCGAGGGATTTGCTAGGGGTGGGAGTCCGCAAAGCATGACAGGATATGTGTATGAGCAAATAAATAACCCAAGCAATCCAGTTTGGGTTGAAATGATGGATGCAAAAGCGCGAGGGAAATTCACTAAAGCGGATAAACTAAGAGATAAATTGATAGCCCAAGAACGTGCAAATAATAAGCTAGATGCTTATAGATCATTGGCCGGTGAAGCCGAAGCCCGCCTAACCCAAGCCCGCATGAACATGACATCAGAGCAACGCTTGCATAGCTATCCATACCAGCCAGAATACTTCCAGCAGGCAACTGGTGTACCGTTTAGTGACTTGATTGTGAGGCAACAATGACCGCCATTCCCGGATTTGTTGGTGGTTCAGATGTTCAGCGTAGCCTGAACCTGTCTGACAACAAGTGCATAAATCTTATCCCAACCGTCAACGATAACGGATCAGTTGCTGGATTTATAAATGCGCCCGGACTATTGGAATACCTATCCATCCCAGCAGGGGTTATAGCAACCGGAAT